CTTAAGAGAGATTGAACCGGTCTTAACATCTGAGGATGATGTAATAATACCACCAGCATCGATTGTACCCGATACAGTTTCTGAACCTGATATAGCAACGTTATTGTTAATCGATGTATTACCTGAAGCAGTAGTCGACTGAGCACCAGATATAGTCTCTGTTAATGCTCCTGATACTTTTAAAGTCATATCCTTTGCTATTGTCTGAGTAAAGTAATCGCCAGTTGTAAGGGTCATATATGTTCCTATACCTTGAGCTAGGTACTCTGTTATATCCAGAGTCATGTAGCCTTCAATCTTTTCAATAACGTTCTTCTTAACCGTTTTAAACTCTGAGCCGTGTATAACTTGGGTTGAATCCCCGTAGATATGCTCCTCTTTGTTACCCTGTATCTCAGTGTTACAGTTACCTACAACAAAGAGGTTACAGTCACCTTCTACAGTTACGCGTGACGTACCTTTAACGTTAACGTACTCATCGCCTAGAGTAACTTCATAGTTATCTTTGATTACTTTTAAAACACGTGAGCCATCTGGATGCACCTCATAGAATGTGCCAGAGCGATGGTGCTCTTTAATACGTTGGTATTCCGCTGTATCATCTACTTCAAAGACATGACCAGACTCTGATTCTGTAACTTTATTAAACGGATACTGTGGCTTAGCAGGCGATGCAGGCTCGTCGAACTGAAATATGTTAACAGGATCAGTGTTTTCTTTTGCTTCTAATGCAAAAGGTTCTGCCTTTGACTTGGCTTCAACATAACCGAGAGTAGTATTTGCATCTGAATTAGCTACTTTGCCTACACGAATTGTTTCTTGGTTTATGTTTGCCTGTGTAGCTAATCCACGAGCTGCTTTATTAACGTCAGACTCGTTTAAATAGTTTGTTTCAGTCTTATCCGTTTTCTTAGGATATAGCCCAGCAGGATCAAAGAAGCCTGCCTCTGTATTCGCTTCAACTGTATTAAGAGCTGCAATCGAGCCTAAGACAATAGGATCTTGTGCATCCGTACCATCACGGAAGAAGCCAACTACCCACGAGCCTTCAACTAATCCATGGGGTGAACGTCCTACGCCAGATGTACCGGAGTCAGTTGTAGGCATCATTATAGTTGCCCAGGGAAGATCTGCAGTTGGCAGTAGCTCTTTATTCGCTGTGTGATAACCAAAGGCACGTATACGAACCCTGTTTAAATATAGAGGATCTGCTCGGTCTTCCACAACACCGTGAAACCAAACAAACTTTGTATCCATAAATTTATTCATCGCTTGTGCACCGAATCACGTCTTACTTTTATTTGTGTAAAGTAACCAGAAGCATCAAAGGAATGCGTACTTGATACGATAAGATATCTACCTGATAGAAATTCGTCGTTCTCACGACCTGATCCTTCTACCTGGCCAGTCTTAGGAAAGTTTAAATTAACTATTGAACCAGGACTTAGTCTAGAATCGCCATATAGCTTAATAGAATGTTCTAGCTGTTCTAGATTAGAATAGACTGATCTCTTGGTTGCTTCTTTATATGCACCAAACTGATGATAGTTTAGATCGCCTGTCTCTGCCATAGACAGGGAGTTTTGATTTATAAAAATCGTAGACGTTTCTTTTAAAGTATTTGGGCCTACACCTGATATATTAAAGTTTCTATTCCATACAAGATCAGATGCATCACCATCTATAAGAGGTACTTTATCGTCATAGGCATTAAAGTCAATTACCTCATATGTCTTATTAGAGACATCGAGCTTGTGCGTACGCGTAACATATGATCCATTCTTCATAGACTTATATGGGGAAAATCCTATATTTGAAGATGATTCAAGTATGCGTAATCTCTTTTCTTCGAATGATCCTTCAGACTGTGACTCCTGTGTATAGAAGTATCCCTGTACATAGTTATCCAGTATATCAGAAGTAATCATTTTGTTATAGGAGTTTAAAACAAATGCTGAGTCGTGAAATACCTGATATGTAAAGAGTGGCGAACCATTGGGTGTCATGCTCTTCTGTAGTATATTCTCTATAGCATCGGAATACGTTAGCTTAGGCGGTATAAACTTCATAGTGCCTAGGGTTTGTGTTTCTTTCTTGTCGATTGTTATCCCGGTTTGCCTATATAGCTCCTCAATAATATCAATTGATGTACCTGATAGTGCAGAAGAAATCCTACGAAACTTAGACACCAGTCCAAATGAAGTTACACAGCGTATACGATACGTAGCAATATCTGGCTTAGGCTTACCGTATATGGGTATATCAAGAATATGCCAATCATTTTGAATGTCAACTGGTGGCGAATTCTTATCGTTCTGCTTACGTACAACAGATACTATCTTTTCATTACCTGATATGTTTAAATCCTCAAATAAGGATACGGCGTCTGCTATATTAAACTCAGCAATAAGAGCTTGCTGAAAGATAGATTCATATACTGTCATTGAAGTAACGAGCTGAGATATGTCTCTTTCTTTACCGTTAGCTCCTTCAATCGTTACTGTTAACCTAAAAGAATCAGGAGATACAGCAGTCTGATCAGTAGGATGTAAACCTTTTTGGAGGGGCATATTCTACTCTTAAGAATTAATGAGTTTACGATAACGAGTGGCAAAAGTATCTATAGCAGCAGGATTAATAACCCTAATCGATAGCTTAGCTTCGTTTATTTCTACCTCGTGCTCATAGTTAGTCACAGGTAACTGGTTATCAGAGGCGTTAAAGTTTAAACGATCTATTTCTCTTCCCTGTGAGTCTACATAATGATGTGGCGCATCCTTTTCCTTTGTAATAATATGGTTAAATTGTGTGCCCTTTGCAAATGCTAATCCAGAAGTTAGAGTAATAAAGTCTTCGTTTATAAACGTACCAGTAACATCAGAAAGTATAAGACTATTTGTAGAATAGTTTATTTTTGCTATCTTACCAGTTGCATCTGATGTAAGACCCCTAACAGTCTCTCCTATTACGAGAGTAGGATAATTATATAGATGATGTGAATCACTTAATACCCCAAGATTAGATTCCAATGTAAGAGCAGTACGAAAATAGGTCTCATCGACAAAGTTAGCTAATTCCTGGGAAGACTTAGGCCATTCATGTAATCCATTGCTTAGATCCTCATTGACTACAAAGAATGTCCAATAGTATGCAGGAGTACCATATAATTCCATTGATACCTGATCAGGTCTAGAACCATCGTTTACTTCATAATACCGGTAAGCGTTGGCATTATCCATTTCAGATATATAAGCACGAACATTACGATTAATATCAATAATAATATTCTTTTCTTCTGAGTCTTCATTAAACTGATATTGGACTAAAGGAAAGCTTTTAAAAAAGTTTAACATTATTATCTTTCCTCTGTGCCGATATCAGACTTAGTAAGAACTTTCGTTTCTTGGAAAGTAAGGGATATGTTTACTGATATAGGTGCACCCCCGTCAAAATGCATGTGGGCATTATCATTAAAGTTAGTCTGTAGGTTAGTTAAATTGCATTCATATATTCTAGGATAGTACGGATTCTCTCTCCCGTCTTGTGTATAGAACTTAATAGAGAATGTAGAAGGATATGTAAGAAGATAAGAACCTGCTCCCTGTTCTGGATACATTTCGCCGCGAAAGAACTCCTGGATCTTACGAATCTCCTGTGACTCACTCGGATCTTCTGCTACAAGAGAGAAGTTAAAGTTAAATGACCTGATAGTCATATTCTGGAATGCTACAACAGTATTGGGGTTAGTGGCAACGCCTTTAGACATACCATACATATCAGAAAGGTTCTCAACACCAGGTACTAAATTACCTAGTCCAGAATCTTTTGCTATTTTTAAACTCATCATTGAGCGAAGATCAGCATTTGATCCTTCACCATTAATCTGTGAATTAGCCTCTTTAGCAATATCCGTAGCAGACTTCCCGCTTTGAATACCAGCCATAAGCTGAGAGCCGATTGGTCCCATATCCATAGTACCATAGCCAGCACCATCTGAAAACGAAACACCAGGTGGGTGATAGAGTGTTACATGGCCTTGCGGTGCGCCGGATCCGCCATACTTATAGCGGTTAGCTGTTATCCTCATAAAAGGCACATTGGCACCGGCCAATTGAGCTGGATATATGTATTCGCGAGCCATATCGTGACCTTATAAATAAATTGAATGTACTTAATCTATTTATGGTGTTTATGTCAAAGACTTATAAGGGCAAATACAAAATAAAGAAACCCCAAAAGTATTTGGGAGATCCTTCGAAAGTTACCTATCGCTCTTTATGGGAGCGACAAGCTTTTCGCTGGTGTGAAGACCAAGATGCAGTTATTGGTTGGTCTTCTGAAGAAGTAGTAGTACCCTATGTCTGTAAGACTGATAATAGGCCACATAGATACTTTATTGATTTAAAAGTAAAATTTGCAGATGGCCGAACAGTCCTTGTTGAAATCAAACCAAAGTCTCAGACTGTACCACCAAAGAAACCAGCACGTCAAACTAAGAAGTATATCTCTGAAGTCATGACCTTTATTAAAAATGAATCTAAGTGGGAGGCTGCTACTAAGTATGCCAAGAACCGTGGATATCACTTTGAGATATGGACTGAAGATACCTTAAAGTCTTTGGGAATAAGACTCCTGACTGGATAGTATCTAATCCCCTCCAGAGAAGACTCTCTTATTATATCATATATTCATAGGAATGTAAACAAAATAGCATAAATAGTATTATGGCAGATTCCCTATTCGACAAGTATCAAGCACAAGCATTTAAGGCTGGGATAACACCTCGCACGGATTCTTCTCGTGCATGGTTCCAGGATAAGCTTAAAACAATATCAAGCTTAAGCAGGCGTGGACTATTAAAAGATCCTAATCTGGTTGAGCGTAATCGATTGCGTTCTGGCTCCATGTACATGTACTTCTACGACCCTAAGCATCGTGAAACATTACCTTACTATGATGCTTTCCCTTTGGTCGTTATGGTAGAAGCAGTAAAAGGTGGATTCTATGGTCTAAACCTCCATTATCTCCCACCACCGCTCCGAGCTAAGATGCTTGATGCTCTAATGGATATAACAAATAATAAAAGATTCGACGAATCGACTAAGTTTAAATTAAACTATAATCTTCTTAAAAGCGTATCTAAATTAAAATGGTTTGCTCCGTGTTTTAAAAGATATTTATATAAGCATGTCGAAGGATCAGCAGCTATGGTACAAGCCACTGAATGGGAAATAGCAGTGTTCTTACCAACAGAGCAATTTAGGAAATCAGGTAAGAGAACAGTCTGGAAAGACTCAAGGCAAAAGGTATAAACAATGATTTTTGATTCTCCGGTACAAGATCTAGCTTCAAGGATATCAGAAAGAGGTGGTCTAGCTCGTCCTAATCTCTTCGCTGTGACCTTTAATGGACCAGCATCTATTAATCCTGATATGTTCCTTGTTAACGCTATATGTGAGTCTGCATCATTACCAGGTCGTGCTATATCTACTAACGAGCATACAACTACTAAGCATGCTACTAAAACCCCATATACCTTTATTAACGACGATATAACGCTTACCTTCTTAGTAACAAATGACTTCTATATTAAGAACCTATTTGAGAAGTGGATGAAGCACGTTATAAACGATGAAGATGGTAAGATCTATTATAAGTCTCAGTATGCATCTGATATGACTATAACGATACTATCACTTGACGGTAAAATGGTTCATAAGGTACAACTAGAGAAAGCATTCCCTATTGCATTTACTGCTATGGAATTATCTAACACATCAGAAAGCCAGGTGATGCGGTTTACTGTTACAATGACATATGATAACTTTAAGAGTAACACCACATACTTTACTCTTGCATCTTCTCTAGCAGAGTTTAAAAACGCATTGTCTTTCCCTAATCCTCTTATGCCTTCGCTTCCGTTCTCACCGTTTGGAGACCTAGGCGATCAAGCTGAAACACTCTTAGCAGGTTTAAAATCAGAATTAGCTGGCGAGATGACAACGGTACTTAATTCATTGACTAGCCAAATCCGGGATAAGATACTCGGTAACGCTGCATCTATAACAACACCATATGAAGGATCTTTGGGATCTGTTATTTCACAGATATCAGGGAAGGTTACAAACATATTCGGGGCTGGCCTAGGAGGAACTGTTAATGAAGCAGCTACTCAAGCCTCACAAGCTGTTCTTTCACGAACATCTTCGGCTATTAAAGGTTTATCTGGTTAACGTGTAAGTTATATAATTATTGGAGAATATTATGGCATTACCTAAGCTGGTATCAGCTAAGTATAGTTTAGAAATACCGAGTACAAAAGAGTTGATAGAGTATCGACCATACTTGGTTAAAGAAGAAAAGATCCTAATGATGGCATTTGAGACGAAGGATCAGTCCCAGATGATATCAGCATTAAGAGATACAATTGCAGGATGTACAGAAGGTAAAGTAAAGGTTGATAATCTTACTATCTTCGATCTGGAGTACATTTTCCTTAAGCTTCGTTCTAAGTCAGTAGGTGAAACATCTACGCTAGGAATTAAATGCTCTGGGTGCTCTAAGACAAGCCAGGTAGAAGTCAATTTAAACGAAGTTGAGGTATTAGGAGAGGTTAAGTCCTCAGCCCAGATCGCTCTAACAGATACGGTAGGTATAGTAGTTAAGTACCCAACCGTTAAAGGTCTGTATAGACAGCTTCAAAAGAATGATGATACAGATTCAGCAATGTCAGCTGTTATCTCTTCTATTGAATCTATCTACGATGCCGAGAACGTATATCCGGCAGAGAACGAGACAGAAGAATCCTTACTCGAGTTTGTTGATTCTCTTACATCGGATCAGTTTAAAAAGCTTACATCATTCTTTGATGATATGCCTAAGCTTAAACATAAAGTATCTTTTAATTGTCAAAGCTGTAAGATACCCAATGATATTGATATTGAGGGCCTACAGAATTTTTTCTAGTAAGTCTTTCTCATGAATCATTGGAAAATCATTATAAAACTAATTTCGCCTTAATGCAGCACCACAAGTACTCGTTAACGGAATTAGATAATATGCTTCCTTGGGAAAGGGAGATCTATATCATGATGTTACAGCAGTATATTGAAGATGAAAACCAAAGGATTAAGAATCAAAGTCGTAGCTGATGAGAGAGACGTAAATGGCTGATTTAATAAGTGATCAACTAAAAGAGCTTACTAAGGCTTTAGAAGAGAATAAGGAAGAGCGCCAGAAACTCGGAGCTGCTCGTTCAGAGGAGGAGTCGTCCGGTAAAAAAGGTGAACTGACCAAGCAACTCCAGAAACTCATTGATGAAGAAAGAGGTCTTGAATCAAAAAAAGACAAGCTTGAGGATAGGTTATCTAATCTTACAGGTCTTCCTAAGATTATGGAAACTATGGCAGCCGAAACAAAAGAGCTTAAAAGATCAAATGAAACAGATGCTGTTGGTAAAAAGTTAGAAAAGCTTAACTCTCTCATGAGCTCTACATCTAACTCGAAGGAACTTAACAAACTATTTAAAGAAACATTATCTAAACTGGAAGATCCATCACTATCAGATGAAGAAAAAGAACTTCTTAATAAACAAATAGATGAAATTAAGAAAGGTGCAGAAAGCGAAGAGAACCGCCGCGAAGCAGCTAAAGTTGCTGCAGAGAACAACTCTCGCCTATTCCAAATGGCTGAAGGCCTTGAAGGAATGGGCAATAAGTTTGATAAGTTCACTGATAACTTTAAGAAAGGAGCAGGTTTAATTGGTGCTCTCGGTGCTATTGGTCTGCTTCTCTTTTCTCCAGAGACCCTGTATAAGATAATTGATTCTGTTATTAACTTCTTTGATGATATGTACAAAACCATTACATCTGTAATAAACGGTGACTGGGAAGCTGGTATAACCTTTATTAAAGATCATATTGTTGGTGTTGGTGTCTTTATAGGAGGTATTGCTGCTCTCTTTGGTGGAACTATACTAAAGGCCGCTGGCAGTCTTCTTAAAACAGTAAGGACATTGGGCAAAGTATTCGGTAAGCTTTTTTTACCCTTCACTATTGTTATGGGTTTAGTAGGAGCAATCACTGGCTTTATAGAAGGATTCAAGGAAGGAGACATACTTGGTGGTATTAAAGGAGCTATTACCGGTCTTGTCAATACTGTTGTAGCTGCACCTCTTGACCTTTTAAAAGATGGTGTAGCATGGGTATTAGGTAAGATGGGATTCGAAAATGCTGCAGAAGCATTAGAGTCATTCTCATTCTCTGATCTCTTTACATCAATGATAGAAAAGCTATTCTCTGTAGTATCGTCGATAATCGATTGGATAGGTAGTATATTTAATGTCGACATTGGCGGTATGCTTACATCGATGCTAGAAGGACTAGGCTTCGCATCAGGCTTTATAACAGACATTATCTTTGCCCCGATAGATGCAGCTATAAACTGGGTTATGGGTATGTTTGGCTTCGAGACACCCGAAGAAGGCTTCTCGCTTAAGTCAATGATAGCGGATGGTATCGAAAAGGTTAAAGGCCTTTTTACCTCAATGCTAGACTTTATACCATCGTTCTCCGATATTAAAGAAGGCCTATTTGGCATGATGCCTTCTTGGATGAAGAAGTTCATATCTGACGATGAGCCAGAAGAAGCTGAGGTGCAGGAGCCTGCGGGTTTAAAAAGATCACGAGCTCGTCGTTCAGAAGCCAGGGAAGATAGGGAAAGTATTGATTCAGAAAGTGCTCTAGAAACAAGACAGAGTATTGACTCAGAAAGTGCTCTAGAAACAAGACAGAGTATTGATTCAGAGACACCTGAAACAGTATTAGAAACAAGACCAGCTACAGAAAGATCTCAAAGAATGATTCGAGGTAATGACGATGAATCGGTTTCTCGTATCTCACAAAGCACCGAATCTACCCCTCTAGAACCTCGTATAGAGCCCACTACGACACCTGGAGCAGTACTCTCATCTACTAACGACATGATGGATAAGAAAGCGGAGGCAGCTTCACAGACTAATATGACTATCATTCAAGCTACTGGCGGTGGTGGTGGTGGTGGCAAATCAGGCGGGAACGTTAACTCTGCTACAGCTATAACCAATAACATCTCACAGGGTATATCTGCAGATGATTTCCTTCGTCGAGACTTTGTAAACGGTTTCTAAGCACACATAAAAAAAGGAGCCAAACGGCTCCTTTCTCTACTTCCTTCTATTAACTCTGAGTAGCTAGCTTTTGAAAGTAGCTTAGAGTATCTTCAGCATCATCATCCACTGAAGAGACTGCTACACCTGGAGATTGCTGAGCTGCAGGAGCTGGCTCGTTCCATGGTGGTGAGTTATCAGTTTCATCGAGTGAGATAGACTCTGCTGTAGACATAACTTGAGCTTCTCCTAACACCTTGTTTAGACGCTGCTTAAGTTCTTCGTAAGACTTATAGTTCTTAGGATCCATAAAGTCTTTGAGACTGTATAGCTTATTGTAGATAGCTTCGATTTCAGTATCATCTTGAGAGATTGCTGATTGGCCATCGAACTCCGACTTATCATAGTTAACCCAACCATCTACCTTACGAATCTTAATCTTAAAGTTTGCACCTTCCCAGAAATCGAATGGATTAACTGGTTGTTCGTCTGCAAACTGTGGCTGCATAACATCCATAACTTTATCAAAGATCTTCTTGCCAAACTTATAAAGGAATACTTTACCTTCGTTTTCTGGCTTAGCAGGATCAGAGATAACCTGAATATTCGCTACATAATGTAGACGACGCTTACGCTCGCGAGCGAGTGCTTTGTCTTCATCACGGCCGGTGTTCCAAAGTACAGTATTCATTTCAGATACTGGATCTTGTTGACCGATAGAAGTGAGTGAGCTTTCGATATACCAAAGACCACCAGGACCTTGGAAACCGTGATCCCAATAACGAACCCATGGGAGTTCTTCGTTGGCTGGAGCTGGCAAGAATCGAATTACTGCATAGCCATTACCTGCTTTATCAGATGTTGGCTTCCAGAACCGATCGTCTACATAGCTTTTGTTTTGTTGCTGTCCACCACCAGACTGTTCTGCTGCTGCAGTAAGTGTTGAAATGGCTGATGAACGATTACGCTTGAGGTCTGCGAATGACATAGTATTACTCCGTATTATTTGTATTTCTGAATTATCCACTTTCTCATAATATAGACTACATTATACCACACTTTCGTTAGGATGTAAACACCTTAAGAATAATTTTTTTCATTCTGTCTGGGTCACACTTAACAAAAGGGCCGTACTTACGAATCTTCCGTGAGACATCAGGCCACACGATAGTTTCCGTAATTTGTTTGTCGGCTTTACTTAAGAAGCCAACGAGATTATTTATTATCACTACTGTTTCGAGGGATATATCACCCTGCATATACTTCTCTACAATCTTAGGGTGTACATCAATAGCAAATAGCTCGTCAAAGGATTGTACCTCTTCGGCAAGCTTATATAGATCTTGCGAAAAGATATAGCCTATACTCTGATTTACTTTAACCCATTTATCATATGGGCCGTCGTCTGATATCATATCACCAATCCACTTATTATCAGTAATAAAGTGGGATACGTAGTATGATATTAACTGTGGTGCTGTATCAAATCGTTTACCAATCTTAGCAAAAAAGTACTTATCTTTCCTCTTCCAAAACGACTGCGGCTTAGCAGAGGTCTTATAGTTATACTTTACAGCATCATAGCTGTCACTTTCAAAGTGCAGCTTAATCGATTGGTATAGACTAAAGGCTTCAAAAGGTTCCATAGTTCTCATATAGGCAGCATAGTTGTATTAGTAGTAGGGGTTTTTACTAGATTAGAACGTGCTGCTTCAGCTTCAATCTTAGAATAAAGAGAAGGAGATATTAACCTTCCAGCATCTTCTGGGGGAAACTGGTGGTCTTCACACACCTTAATACAAGCATCGATATAGCTTACCTCTAGTCCCTTAGCCATACGATTCTCTACTTCTTCAGAGAATCTTTTCTTAGTTAATATCTTGTTTTCAATCATATTAGTTCCATTTATAAAATACATGATCACCTATATAGGCAACTCTATTTAGCGTATAAGCCCAATCAGGATCTACGTAGTTAGCATGATAATGCGTTGCTCCGTAAGTAATGTCCTTATTAGAATTCCAGAGAAGCAAAGCTTTTTCTGTTACATCTTGCACACGCATATATGCTACACTATCTTTAGGGTTATCGGATTTGCCGTCNCAGTACCAGGAGAACTGACACTGATTGAGTATAATCCTACCCCTATAATCGGTCTTACTTTGCTTAATAACATCACAGACGTTATTAGGATAGCGCCGATCTTTTAATCGATTGAGAGTAACCATAACTACTCCCATTATAGCTTCTTCCTCTTGATTCCTAGCTTCATAATAGCTATTCAATACCAAGCAACGAAGATCTTGCTCTGCTAATAGATCTGAAGCTTTAATTGGTTCTTCTATTATAGCTTTAATTGGTTCTTCTATTATATAGGAGAAGTCCAAGTAGCTATAGGGTAGTTCAGATTCTTGTACAGCAGCTTGGGGTTGGGAATAATCCCATCTGAGTGCTATACTTATGAGGCAGATACACGTAACAAGACACAGTCCTTGTTGATCCGCCCATTTGGTTCGCTTGTCTTTGTAGTTAATTTTTGCCATTCGTTATCAATTTGCCTCGGTGTTTTAGACTGTACAATTGACAGGAACTCGTCAGGCTTTCGTAACCTTACCTTACGTGATCCACCCCCGAAATTTTGCAATGAAGTACCTTTCACCTCAAATCCATTAACTGACTCGGAAACATATTCAGTTAACTCTCTTGTTTTAACGTTAAAGACATATAGTCTCATAGCGCCAACGATTATAGCAGGAATTATCGAAACAATCTTAAATTCGTTATTTTCCTTGCAGTATGAAAGCTTAGACACTTGCTTATCAGCAGCCTGAGGTTTCTTAACACGAGCCTTACGTGTTGCCTTAGCAGCACTCTTGATTTTAGCTAAATCAACGAGCATTTCCTCGCATGTCTTAATCCTAGCTTTGAGAGCAGGCTTTGTAACATGCTTATATGCCTCCGTAGTTTGCTCACACGAGCCGCTATAGGCATCAGTATATTCTTCTATCCATTGATCTATTACTTTGCGTACATGGTCCGCTGCGGAGCCTGTAAGGCCGTGTACTTTAAACTGCTGGTATAGATCAACAGTAGCTTTATTATCCCCATCTATCCACTTATCTTCTAGATCCAAAAGATCCTGCATAACAGTATCATTGATCTTGTTAATGGTTCTTTGATAGGGATTAAGCTTAACAACGTTACTTGTTGTTTCTTCTGTGTTGCCAGCTTTCTCTATAAGAATAGCATTACCAATTTCAATAAGATCCTCATAGTAAGCTTTACATACCTTAAACCATTTCTTATAGGGTTCGGGGAATTCCGCATCAGGACGCTGTGACCAATAGATGCAGGTAGCAAAGTGCGGATGCATAGTAAAGTGATATTCAGGATTAGCTAGAATAGCCTTAGCGTCCTCTTTGGAGAAAGTAGCTTTAATCCAAGGCTTAACGACAGAAGAGATCTCTTTAACCTCTAGTTCGTAGTGGAAGTAAAACTTAAGCTTATAGAAATCATCAATGAGAGGCGCTGCAGCTATTCCAGTCTTAGGTCTTACCCTAACAGTTTTCTTTAAGAACTTTTTACCGATTGCCATTTTGTGCCTCTCCAATTAATAATATAACTATTATACCACACTTTCTCCGCAGAGTAAACATATTTATGGGATTAAAGATTCAAACGTCTGTACTGAGTCAACCTTAAACGATCGCCAGCCAGTCTTGTTTACGTCAAAGACCTTAATTACTTCCTCTGAATAAGAGGTTGTAGGATTCTTAGGCTTCATAGTATCTGGTATAGCATTCTCGTTAAGCGTGCACGCCATCTCGCGTACCTCTCCGTCTACCTTAGTAAACTTAACCAAACATACGCGGTCACGGAGCATTTCAATCATTTTAGAACGGTTCATATTAATTCCTTCTCATTGTTGAGTAGTCTTCGGGGTTGTCGCCTCTTCCGACTGGGACGAGGTTTGATTTGTGCATGGTTGCGATTCCGACGATGTAGTCTCCGGAGTATTCTGTTCGACTTGGCTTTGCTGTTGCTGACGCCTGATGTTGGAATTCGCTTGTTGCGCTTGCATAGATCTGTTCATCCTTGCGATAAACCTGCTTCGGGACATAAGGGATAAACTCCTTTCTAGTTTTTTTAGATGAGACCGAAAACAGTTCCATTCGCTCGCGATCTTTCTTTTGCTGACGATGAGCTTCCATCCTCATCTCTTTAATTCGCTTAGGCGTAGACACTAGTTCCACTCATTATCGAACTTAGTAGTCTCACGATATACATCACCAACTAGAGACTCCGCAAACGCACGAGCAGCTTTAGGCTCTACGTGGTTGTAGTTTTCGTCCATAGCTTCGAGCTCTCTTTCGAGCTGGCGATCCTGACGGCGCTTAATCTTAGCGATCTTAGCTTCGCAATCTTTAATAAATCGCTTATTGATCTTAGCTTGCTCAGCACGAAGCTCTGGGTTACCCTGGATCTTGTGCACTGCGTTTTTAATCATATCGAGTCTGTTCATTTAGTTCTCCTAGTACAAGTAATTAATAATTGAATTATAAACAAAGTCTCGGTTTTGGTTAATATCATCTAGCTCTTTATCAGTAGCTGGACGATCGTTAATATTTGCTTCACTAATATAAGCATCAACAAAATCCGGCGCATCATAATATTTGATGTCTTCTAAAACCACTTCACTAATTTTTTCAAAATCTATATTCATATATTTTCCTATTAAGTATTTCCTATTAAGCCACGGGATTCAAGTTCCGTTTCAAAGTAAATTTCCATGATGGTAGAATCAACTTTACCATTGACGCTGTACTTTTCTACAAAATCGTCCTCTGTTAAATTGATTACGTCTTCTTGTACTTCAAGAAAGTAATTACTCATCTTAGACATATTGGGTCTCCTCTTTTAATAAAGTTCGCGATCGCGAAGATAAAAGTACAAAGGTGTCAGCTTGAGCTTCCTCTTCTTCGCGAATCTCTTTGATCTGATCCGAAAATTCTCGAGCAGCAGCTTTTAAGCCTTCAAGGTCTAAGTCCCAGTAAGCGTCCCACCAAGATCCGCGAGGTCTAAACCCGTGGATGTCTTTGTGAGCATCTGAGAGATACTGGATGTAAAAGCCACGATTAGAATCTGTCATAATATAATTCCTATTAAGAGTATTGAGCGATAAAAGTTAAACCAAACACCAAAGCCATTGTTGAGCCAACGCCGATGCAGATGATTACGTCTTTAATTAGTTCGTTGAACATATTCTTATCTCTCTGTGTTTTTTTAATTTATGTGGGTATTATATCGTGATTTAGAGGGTTTGAGAACCCCCTAAATCGTCACAGTTCGTAACTTTTAAGCAGCTAACTGAACGCGGTTATCGAAATCAAACATTGTTTCAAAAGGGACGTAACCAGTGTCGCCAACGCGAGCTCCACCGTGTGGTCCTTCGTCTTCGATCTGGATTGTGTAACCCTTAAAGATCTTATGACCAGTTTCGGGGTGAAGGATCCAACCTTTATCAATAACTGTACCTTGGATGTAGTGCTCATCTGTGCTTGCAAAATCCATTGAGCGTATAACCTGACCGATCTGAGCAATGTTTTCGTATTTCATTTTTTTGGTCCTTTGTTTAATTTATGTGAGTATTATACCAAAGATTAGCCCCTTTGTATACAAAAAGATCGTAATAGATCGTAACGTAGCATAAATAGCATAGACATATCCCATACCATAAAGGTCCACAATGAAACAAATTGCAACCTTTATTATGCTTCTGATGATCCCTATATTAAGTACCCCAGCATTCGCTCAAGCAACAGGAACTTGTACTACTGGAACTCAGTATTGTGAGGGATCTACTGCGGATACCAATATAACATCGACTTCAACCTCGACGTCGACTGCTACCGCAACAAACACTAATAATAACAACAATGTTAATACTAATACAAGTACTAACACGAACAATAACAATAATATAAACACGAATACCAGCACGAATACGAATACTAATAATAACACTAACGTCAATACCAATACTTCAACTAGTACGAATAACAATAATAATAATAATGTCAATACCAACACATCTACTAGTACCAATGTAAACACAAATAATAATGTTATGAGTGGCGGGACAACTAACGTCAACACCAACAATAATAATAATGTCAATACTTCAACTAGTACGAATACTAACAACAATAATAACGTGAATACCTCAACTAGTACCAATACTAACAATAACAACAATGTTAATACTTCAACTAGTACGAATAACAATAACAACGTGAATAATAGCACTACATCAAGTACCAATGTGAATACTAATAATAATATATTGTCAGGTGGAACTAACAACACTAATACAAACACGAATACGAATACCAATGTGAACACTAGTACGAGCACTAATACAAATAATAACACCAACACGAACACAAATGTGAATACTAGTACTAGTACAAATACTAACAATAATACCAATGTCAACACTAGTACAAACACTAATACAAATAACAATACTTCTACTAGCAACAATACTAATACTAATACTAATACCAATACTAGCAACAATACTAATAACAATAACAATACTAGCACAAGTGAGAATGTAAACACCAATATATCAGAATCAACTTCTGACAACACAAATAAAAATATTAACGAGTCAACATCGTCATCAGAAAGTGTGTCTAACAGCACAAGTACAGTGACAACTGATAACACAAACAAAAACGAGAATGTGAATCAGAACATTAACCAAACAGAATCGGAGCAGACAATAAATCAAAAGATTGAGTCTCCTCCTCCGTCTGCTATTGCTCCTTCTATTGGTGCTTCGTTCTCACAAGACTTGTGTACTACAGGTGTAAGCGGTGCTGTACAAACTCAGATATTCGGGTTAGCAGCCGGCAAATCAATTACTGATACAAACTGTGAGCGCATCAAACTAGCAAAAACTATTTACGATATGGGAATGCGTGTAGCTGCTGTATCGCTAATGTGTCAAGACGAGCGTGTATGGACTGCTATGAAGATGGCAGGCACTCCTTGTCCTTATCAAGGTATGATAGGTGACGAAGCTGGACTTGCGTGGGAAGAGAATCTCGCTGATGTTCCAGGAGTATCAGTGAGAGATGTTAAAAAAGAAAGAGTAACCTCATCGCCTAACATGCCAAGATGATGAAGAAGCTACTACTCAGCTTATTGTTATTCAGCGGAATTGCTTACGGGCAATACCCGTCTGTGCTTGTAGATTTGAGAGATGATCCTGATGCAATAGAGCTTCAGATAGACGATCTACAACAGCAACAAGTGAATTTGGGTTTTGATTTTCCGTTGTATGGTGAAGTGTTTGATAAGGCATGGGTAACTTACACGGGTGTTATTAGTTTTCAAGATCAGGTAAGCGGCGGAAACTTCTGCTGCAACGCACTAGATGCAGAAGATCCAGCCGTTATAGATCTACTTATGTCTGGCCAGGCAGAACATCTTGACTATTCCATATATGCTTTGTGGACAGATCTAGCTGTTGAGTATAATGCAAACCCTTGGTACTTATCCAATAGTACTAACGCAACATTTGGTTGGTACGATATTCCAGAGTTCGGATACTTAGAGAATCTAAACAGCTTCGAGATAAAGATATTTGATACTGGAAATATCAAGTTTAGGTTTGATGAGATCAATGTACAGCATCATGATGTAGCGGTAGGTGTGACAGGAAATATAACAGAAGGTGAGTTTGCTCAATTCAAATTCAAATCAGCAGCCAATGGCGGATGGGTAACAAATGTACCTAAGGTTTGGTCTTTCAATACTCTTACTGGAGAGTTCGAGGATCATCTAGGAGAAATAACACAATACACGCCGTATGTAGCAAAATACTATGACCCGTGTGAGGAAGATCCAAAGTCTTGTGGATGGTATGATCCCTCAGATGATTTCGGTTTCGATGACGGCATATACGGAGACGATATATTCGATTTTGTTCCAGATACTATATTCAATACCCAAGACACATATACAGATCAAGATCAGTTTAATAATGATTATGACGCAATGACACAAATGGCAGATAATTATGGTGTGGACGAATATTACGATAGCTTACCAGACTTTGACGCACAACAAGATGAATTCAATCAGCAATTCGAGGAACAGGGATATGTCGAACCAACAGGAGGATACGAAGAACCTCCCCCATTTATCGGAGACACAGAAGAATTCTTTGAAGAAAACTTCCAAATGGAATCCTTTGATGACATATCGGGAGATTTCGAAGACTTTCCGATGGCTGGACCCGGAATGGAAGAAGAATTTATAGAAGCATTCGAAGACCTGACCGAAGATATAATAGATGTCGTTTTAGAAGAGGATATATTTGAAGAAGAGTTTATCGAAGAGGATATATTTGAAGAAGAGTTTGTCGAAGCGGCGTTTACTGATGAGTCATTTGACGAAGAAATTACCCATGAAGAAGATGTTATGAGTAAAAAAGACGAAAATTTACTCGCAACAGAGAATTCTTCAGAATCTGTAAATAACCCAAATGAACAATCTAGTTCAGATAATACTGTAGCTCAAACTAATGCAGCCAGAAGAATCGATGCTGTAAGTATTGCAATGAATCAAATTCAGGAAACAGAATCTACTTTATATCAATCCCAGCAAATTAGCGAAGATACTGTTTTGAATGAAGACACCTATTCCAATCAAGAATATTCTAATAGTTTTATGGGCAATAATATGCCACTTGACTTTCAGGAGAGTAATACATTCGAAGTAAATCAACCGCACGTTGGTTCAGTTGATGCAATAAATTATGTGGTAAGCCAATTGCAAGAAAGCACTACTTTTGTAGAGACTGCGTTTGTTGTAAGTAATTTACCAAAAAAATGACTCTTTCACAAGAAATAGAAACACAAGAGACTCTTTTACAAGAAATAGAAACACAAGAGTTGTCAGAGTTTGGTGGTGTTGCTGAGATAACAGAAGAAAGTATTATAGAAGAGTTACTAGATCAAAACTCTGGAAGTGACAGCGGCGGTATGTATTTCAGTATGGGCGATACAGGTCAAACATTCAGCGACGGTCAGACATCTTTCGGTGACGATACTAGTTTTGACTTTAGCTTTGGCGGGCCATCGGTTATATTTACGGCAACAACAATTGAATCTACTACCCAACAATCAGATACGCAAGAGGTCATGGACACATCTTCGTCCACGACTACTACAGTAGATCAAAACTTTGACAGTCAAACAGATCAAGCGTTCTCTAGTGGCGGTTCAATCAGCGATGCACTTACAGCAACAGCTCCGCCCGATTTCTCTCGCTTCAATGTTGCACCACCGAGTCAGCAAGAACAGCAGACTACGCAAAAAGCAGACGCCCAAGCAAGTAATATGTCCGAAGAACAACTAGCACAGAATCTAGATGACTTTACTAATACAATGCAGGAGTCTGGCGGATTCACAGACCAGAGTTTGACAGTGTTCTTGATGGGAAGAAATAGTAACTTCTCGCAGTACGACGGACAGTTGCAAGATGCCAGTTTCTATACTGACAGAGGTATGCCTGGTGGTTCTATACGGAGTGACAGAAACTCTATGTTAAGAATGATTGGCACAGACAACAAACACGAACAATTGATTGCGGAACAATACAAATGATACATGTGTTCCTACTCATAGTAATGGTTAACGGGGAAGTGTCATCACAAGACATGTACTTTCGTGGAATCAACGAATGCAATTGGTACGCCAATGCAATTGTATCTGGTCAGCGTAAAACCGGCTATTTGCCTGACCAAGCTAATGTGGGTGCATACTGTGTGCCTAGATTAATACCAGAGAATAATAATTTAAAAGTATATTGAGGGGAATAGCATGATAGAGATAGCAGCAGCGATTAGTATCGCAAGTTCAGCTTATCGTGGAATACAAAATGCAGTGAATGCAGGAAGAGAAGCTCACGATTTAGCACAGACATTTGGTAAATTCTTTGATGCCAAAGAGAGTATCTTAGAAGCTGGAATAAAGAACGAAAACTCAACTATACTAGGCAAAGTCTTTGCAGGATCTTCTATAGAATCCCAAGCAATGGAGATTACTGCTGCAAAGCATAAAACTTTGCAGATGGAGAAAGAGCTGCGAGAGTTCCTTATCTGGTCAGGACAAGAAGCATTCTATCATGATATGATGGAAGAAAGAAAAAGAATTAAAAGAGCTAGAATGGAAGCTGCTAGAAGAGCGGCAGAAAATAAAAAGTTTTGGATTGATTTGTTTGTAATACTAACAATGACAGCAGTCACAGGATTTANTATATATCTTATGATAGCAGCAGTTNNATAGGAAAAGAAATATGAANNATATATGTCCANCAGAATTTGAAATTTGTTTCACAACTNAAGAATGGGACGAATTTCATTCCTATGTAGAGTTTGAAGATTCAGAAGTATTCATACCCGAGCATCCTATAGGTGATGCCGAAGCAGTAGCAAACTTTACTTGGGAAATATTATTTTTATCACCGTGGGAGTTAATATACATGGCATTACCAATGAGTGTATTAGCAACCTACGCTTTATCAATCTACTATGCTTTTAAATGGATTCAGAGGAGGTTCAATGCCTGAAGTAGAAATAGGAGAAATGAAAGTATCAGGTGGTAAAGCATTAGTGCTTATTCCATTGCTTGGTACTATTATTGGCGGTATGTGGGGAGGCTTTGAACTGTATCAGCGTTTGCTTGATGCAGAACAGGCTGTAACCGAATATGTAGCACCTGATATGTCAGGTATTAATCAGCAATTAGCAGTACAAGAAGAAACAGTAGCATCTTTAAAAGAAGATGTACAACAGCAGTTTGAGACTGTTACTGCCTTACTAGATAACATGCAAGAAGACTTAGATCGCGTGCGTGAAGATGCAGATGAGGTAGATACGTTTGTGCGTACTATCGATGAGTCAACAAACGAAACTCAGCGTGATCTACGTAATGACGTATATGCTATGGAAACCGAATTGAATGATCGTCTTCGTGAGCTTGACGGAGAGCTCCGTGAGATGCGTGACGACCTAGAAGAAAAGATTGAGCGAATCCTAGACAACCCGCTCAATGATTCCGAATAATTATAGCTTTATGGTGAAGTAAGTGCCATAAACAAATTCATCATAATGTAGGTTGGTCCCTGCATATCTTTCTATAAAGGGCCCAACCTTAACATTACCAAATTTAAAGTTTATACCCGCTTGATCTCTAGCATCATCTAATGTAGTATCGCCATCTAGCTTCCATCTAGGCTGTAGTTTAATCCAAGCTTCGGCATTACCTATATCCTTTTTATAGTTCAGAATCCAACGAAACCTCCAATAATTTTTAGCATAATCAAAGTGCCGATATTCCATACGAGTCTGTAAACTAAATCCACCGTTCTTATATAGGCCTTGTGTTAATTTAATTCGATTCTCGATAATACCATCTAGGTCAGCAAAACGATACATCACATGCGTATTGTTTTGCTTAATGCCAGCTTCTATATGCCAAGTACCTTCTCTATGCCTGAATGTGTAATCAGTTTTATCAATTGCCATTTTATAATTATATTCCTGCCCTATTGCAGAAACGCTTAATAACAAGGTAATAATACCTAAAGCAAATACTATTTGATAGAATTTCATATTGTGTAATCTCTAGATAAAAAAAAGGGTGATATATCTTTTATATCACCCTTTATCTATAGGTTACCCNATTTTTACAGCATTGTAATATTACTTCTTAGTAAAAGCCTGAGCTCCAAAGAATGCTGCAACAATACCAGCAACAGCAACAAAGTACGTAGGAGCCATATCTCCTAACGTACTTTGGGCTTGGTCTAATCCTACCAGAGAAGCAACCACAACAGCAAAGGGATAAAGAAGCATACCACCCAAGGCAAACCATGCCATCTTTCGTTGGGCATCACGCATTGCATCCTGGTCTTCAAGCTCCTTACGCCTAAATTCCATATACATTTCTTGTTCTTTAGGGCTTACTTTACCATCACCATTTGTATCGGCAGGATGATGACCAGATTTTTTTATTTCTGCTTCTGACATTTATTTTTCCTATTTGTAAGTTGTAAATGCAGGATGTTTTTCAAAATACATTTGAATCATAACGTGTATAGCGATATCCACTACAATCATTATAAGACAAAACGTTGCAAATACAGGAATACCGCCATACATAATAGTCTTCTTATATGTTCTTCCAGGTGAATGCGCCAAAGAACATTTCATCTTCGCTCATTTGACCCCACGGTACGTCTCTGCTAGGATCGGGATTCATTTTATTCTCTGCTGAGTTGTCAAATGCTCCCTCTACAAACAGTCGTGTACCTACAGGTAAGAACTTAGGCTCTCTCCACGTGTATGATAGTTGCCAAGCATATTCATATCTTGGTACATCAATTAGTTCTTCTACAGTGCCGTCTGGATAGAATGCAGTTGCTTTCATACTCTTGCCACGGAAGTGCATGTGTGGTAAGAATGTGTGCAGCATTACATCTTGCTTTAGAACTACTTCTGCTGTTTGTACAAAGTTAGGATCAAATGCAGGGATAGTTGTCCAGTTGTTAGGGAAGATACAAGCACAGTCGCCTGCCATTCTCTCTTCTGGTACTACGCCTTCGTCATGAAAGTATAGTCCGATTCTTGCTTTGTCAGTTCTTGCTGTACCGTCAGGCGTGTAGTGTAACTGCAGATTTACAATCGAACCTGCTCTTAACAAACCACCGGTGTTTTCATCATAGAAATCAGGATCGCCTCCTGGTACATATGCACTCACACTAGCGTAGTTCATTTCTTCTTGTCCACCACCTTGTGTGCCTAAGATGTTGCCATTACGCTCTCCTGGTACACTTACTGAGTTTAGCATGTGATGCATTACTGTAGGCTCTGAAGGCAAAAACTCTGATCCACGCAACCACTTGTCTTCTGTGAGACCAAGGTCAACACTTGTATAACGATATGGAATAGCATTAGGACCCATTGTACCAAATGCAGGAATCTCCTGAGGTGGTACTTCAATAATCATATCAGGTTCGCCGTGTACCCACTCTGAAGTAGAGTAAACTGTCTCTAACAGAGGGTCACGAATCTCCCCGCGAGATACTTCAAAAGGTACTTGTGAGCCTGCGTTAATCCATTCAACAATAGTCTCCATTTCTAAATCACTTAGGGTTCTGTGATTAATGATACGATCAGCGTATTTGCGATCAATCTGCCCGGGTGGCATCCTTAGAGACGTAACTGCTTCTTTGATAGCAGGAGAAAATGCCTGTAACATCCGATAGTCAGTCATTGCCCATGGAGCAATACCGCCTTCACGGTGACAGCTTTGACACTGCTCTACAAAGATAGGTGCTACGTCATTTACATAATCGGAGCCATAAGCGCTTATGCAAAGCAATAACGATAAAGAAAATATTGTTCCAGCTATCGACAATTTAAATCTATTCATTAATAGGTACCTTTCTTTTTACTAATTCCTTACGGAGTTTATCTTTCTTTTTATTTGGGGTATTTGATGCATTAAGCATATCTGTTATAGCTTCTACAGAGGCTGCGCTCATATAAGAGTGCTCGTTTGTCCTCGATGTAGTACCATTTGCTAGCTTAACCGTCTTTACTACTGTTGGTTTAAATTTAATTCCCATAATCATCTCCCATAATGTTTACTATAACTAAGTCATTTTGTAAAAGTTGTATTTCTTCAGTTAGCTCTTTGTACTCTTCTGTACTAGGATCTAGCTTATTGCGTTCACGTACTAAGCTATGAACGTCTAGCGTCAATTTGTTAATCGTCTCCGGCAGCATCTCTTGCCTCTTTTAAGTTGCTGTATCCTTCATCATCTAGGTGTGTAATAGCAAGCCAAGCGTGTGTCATCTCATCACCTGTTCTTGAACCACCCATTACCCACATATCTGGATCTGGATTATTCGGATTGTTTGATGTGTTATCGTACCACTGCTTAAGAACAATCACTGCGCCTGCTGGTAAGAGTGGTGCTACTTCAGGAGCATATAAATGACTGTGATGCCATGTTGCACTCCAATTACTTACTTGGCTAATCTGTTCTGTGCGTCCTGTCTCTGGATAGAATATTTCCAAACTTGCTGCGTTCATACGCAAGTGTCCGTGTGGTTGAAAACTATCTAGTCTAACCGGATGATCAAAACTGTGGAAACCTTGAGTCATGTAGTAACCATTTGGAGGTATCGTAATATCGTCCTGGTTGCCTAGGCGATATAAAGCTAAGTCTTGTTTGTATTTCAGTTCTTGGCTTTCCTCTTCGGTATATAACCAGAGTCCAATCTCCACTACGTTGTCTTTGATAACTGATCCTGGTGCCATTGCTCCAAGTCCACCTGGGAACATGTGAATATCCCAAGACACTTCTGCGTTTGCTGGGATTGTACGACAAACTCCTTCTGGTACAATTTCCCCCCACTTTCCCATAGCGTATTCAGTGAGCATGCCTTCACGCCCTTCTGCTGTAATGATACTGGAGTTGGCATGATGTACTACTGATTTTGCATTGCCACGTGGCTTAACCTGTACCGCTTTAATGCATCGATCTTCGCTAATACCTGTAGGAACTAAATGCTTGTGCCATAGATCATTGCCGTTAGCAGGAATGTCTATTGCCACTGAAGGAATAATTGCGTCTGGTGCACCGAAGTCACCTTCAAAATTCCACGCTTCTGGATCTTTTAATTGAGGCGGCTGTACTACTATATCTTGATTGCCGTACAGTGATCCGGAATCTACCCACTCAACAATAGTGTCTATGTCTTTTTGGGATAATCGCCAATCACCTTGTAAGTCTTGTATTCCAATGCCATGGTCATAAGCATATGGCGGCATTTCTCTTTTCATTACTTTAAGTGATATTAATGGTGCCCATGGTCTAACCTGCTCATAGGTTTCAAAACTCATAGGTCCGATGCCGCCTTCTCTGTGACAGACCACGCAGTTTTCGTTAATAATGCTTGCTACTTCTTCTGTATATGTTTGACCATTAACTCCGCCAGCAACAAAGCCAACAAGAAAAAATGTAATCATTGTAAGTAACTTTCTCATAACATCCTCCTTTATTTCTTTCGTTTTAATAAATCTATTTCTTTTTTTAGAGTTTCTATCTCTTTAACTAATTCTGTTGCTCCACCGGGTGCTACTGGAGGATGTGACCATGATTCTAGCTTATCTATTCTTTCTGCTAAAAGAGGGTAATCAGAACGCCATTTAGCTTCTTTCTTAGCAATCTGTATATCATACTTGACTGCAAGATATTCCATAAAGGCATCTAGTTTCTTTTGAAACCACATTCCCATGCGGGTAGAAAGAAACCATTTACCAAATGCAGAACCAAATATGCCGGTAATGGCTGCTCTAATTAGCAGTATCCACACTATAGTTCGTCTCTTGGAACAATTGAGCTCCATCCAAACAATGATACTGTTTTCCAAGCTACCCATTTTTTCCAGCCAGAAACATGATCTGCTGAAACGTCCATTGCTTCTTTAAATACTTTATCAGCAGCAACCTTTGCATCGTGAATAAGTAAAGTGTCCTCGGGCATGCCAGATTTTTCCATAGAAGCTCGATATTGACGAATGCAGTAATATAGATAATCGTGGACAACACCAGCACGAGCAATATCAAATGGAGCAACAAAGATCCAGCCAAATCTTGGCACCGATGCTAAGTCTGTTTTAAACCCTTTAGGTACCGTAATCTTGTTATTCTTATTAATCTTTGCACCTACAGCTTTAAGATAGCCAGCTTCTGTTTCGTTAAGAACATCAGAATCAAATGCCAAAGACAAGTCTAAAATCCATGTCCTAGGCGGTTGAAAGTCTGCGTCAAGCAGTCTGTTAAATTTTGCCATTATACTTTCTCCATTCTTTCCATTAATCTTTCAGCACGATTAGTGACTTGATTGTACCATCGGGAATCTCTGCCTTCTTTAGCAGCTTCTTTCCAATCGCCTGCTTCTATTGCGGCATTGAATTTTTTAAATCCGCTAAGACGAGGACGTCCCATGTTGAACATCATGTTAACCAGGATTTGCTGGACTTCATCTGGGAGTCCTCCAAATAACCTTTCGCCGTATAAAGTTCCACACTCTCCGATGGCAATATCAAGGTCTCTATCAAAACAGTTCCTGACTCTTTCCTCAGTAACTGTTGTTCCAACTGGCCCTCCGAATTCCTCGTCACTTTCGAGGACAAGATGACCGACCCCAAAGGTTGCGAGCCCGAGATGGTCGAGATAGATTTCATAGACTACTCCCTCGTCTTCTTTTAATTGGTTAAATACTGCTTCTCTATTCATCTTCGTTTTTTACTCCATCGACATACTGTTCAGCAGTCATAAACTTGAGATCCTTATCTTCTTTTTTATCTTCTTTTTTACCAAAGATAGCATCCCAGTTAGAAGAGAATTTTTCTTGATCTACCTTACGTGCTTTATCACCTTTACCGCCATGCCAAGTGCCAGCCATAACTAATCCTTATATATTTTCTGTAGGTGTGTCTCAAATTGCTCAACTTTATCCAATCGGTTTGGCCAAAGTATATACTCTTTTTCGGGGTTCTTTTTTAGATTTGAAAGAAGCGGCATAATAGAATTGTATAGATTATCTATCTTTGCCTGGAGGTGCTCTACATCAGATGATGTTTGCTGTAGTTGTGTAGATGCTTGCTGAACTGCTTCTAGCTCTGCTTCGTCAACGGCAGTAAATCCGAAATCAAATATATCTTCCATTATTTAGGTCTCTGTTGGTCTATCCATTGCTTAACTTTAGGATTTTCTAAAGGTACTTTTTTAGCCCATGCTTTAATCTTTTTATAAGCTGCTAATCCTGCACCTTTAGCATTTGCACCTTCTGAGTTATCCACGATAATAAAGGTAGAGGCAAAGAAGTTCTGAAACTTACCTATGTTCTTTTGAACATCTTGCCACATTGATGTTACCATCGAATCTGGTAAAGATCTCGCTCTTGCAGCATTACGAGACAAAGCTGTTTCAAGATCAGTATTGACAAAGATCATAGCAACAGAATAACCCAGGCTTCTAAGAGCATCTGCTTGTTGCTTAATCTTACCAAAGTCTTTACCAGTACCATCTATGACTAATCCGAGTCGGCCGTCAATAGCTAAATCCATCTGCTTACCGACCAGAGCTTTCGCTTTTCCGCGGAGTTCTTGTCCTTTAGGAGAAGCAATGTCATCTGGTGTTGCTGATAATCCTGCCTTTGAAAGAGCTAACTCAAATGCTGGATCTGAGTTAATAATCTTAAAGCCTAGTGATGTTAAAGCTGTTTGCCCAACCATAAATGACTTACCAGAGCCTGGTCCGCCAGCTAAGAAAACAGCTTTAAAGATTGAAGGATCGTTTATACCTTCATTGAGGTAATCATCAAAGGATAACATTTCTATTTCCGTATAAGAGTAATATTACTCTATTTATACTATTTAGTTCCCTTAGATTTCTTTATTTTCTTTGCTTTGTCCTGCATACGCTTAGTTACCTCATCAGAAGACATCCAAAGATCTTTGCCGTCTAATATAGATTCGATTTCCTTTTCGTTAAGAAAATCAGCATAAACGTCTTTAAGAAGGCTCTCAGACCATGAGCGTTCGTAAGTAAGTTGGTCAATCATTTCACCGCCTTTACCTATTGTACCACCAGAGTAGTTGTGGAACATAAACGCAGAGTGATTAGAGATTTCTACTTCATCAGCCTGTAAGAAAATCATTGTAGCAGCAGACATACACGCACCTTCTACTGATGCAACGACTACACCCTGACATTCTTGTAATACCCTGATGAATTGTATAGCAGTATATAAATCCCCGCCAAAGCAGTTAATGTGTAATACGATTACGTCGTTCTGTCCTGCATTTCGAATCTGATCAAACCATTCGATGTATTCCTCTGGTCTATCGAGATGACCAGATAGGTAATAGTCAGAGATTCTACTGAGTGGCTTATCAGTAAAGCTTTCCTTAGTCTTAAATAGATCTGTAATTTCAGCCATAATTAAATTCCTTATCTACCGAACATCTTACGGTTATTGTATTCTTTAATTGTTGATAAAAGCTTTTCGGTATGATTATCGCGATGCTCAATAAAAACTTGTGGTTCTTCGTCATCGACAGCAATAATAGTAACTAGCTGGGTAATAGGTATACCCGTACGTTCTTCCCACATAATAGCATAGGCTGATTCTTGAATAAAGTAATTTTCTACCCATTCTTTCTTTTTAAGCTTTTTAGAGGTTTTGAAGTCGATAATTGATAGCTTACCGTTCCATTCAGCAATACAGTCTACACGACCTGCAAGACCTAGATGATGAGAGAAGAGTGCTGCTTCTTGTGCATAGACTTTACCTATGCCAGCATCGAGAACTGATTTAACAGATTGAAAGTTATCCACGATATTAGGCATAAACTCTTTAGCATAGTCTTCTTCATTATCGATATACTTTTCGATAATAGAGTGGACTGCAGTACCACGAGTAGAAGCACGATGCGATATCTTATTTGCTTCTGCTTCGCCTACGCGCTTACGCCATTTGCGGATATGGTCTTCTGACAGTATTGATAGTACTGTAGTAACAGAGGGGTATGATTTGCCATCTGGTGTATCATATCGGCGTTCACCCTTAACGGATTTAGCGGTAAGGTCATCATAATCTAACTTAGAATCAACGTGTTCAAACATTATGCTCTCTTCTTATCAACTTGCTTTTTACGGCTATCATTATCATTAACGTACTGTTTTTTCTTATTTGCCTTCTTATTTCGAGGATCAAATCTTTTGAATTTGGCCATCGTCTACCATCTGCTCCTTAGTCATAATATACTCGCGAACGAGTCCTGAACGAACAATATCTTCCCATGAGAATTCAATATGATCAAAGTACTTCATTCTCTGAATAATCTCTAGGAAGTTTAATATACCGCTCCGATCTTTTTCTTTATCAAAGTCAGATTGGTAATAATCACCACACATTATTAACTTTGTTGCTTCACCTAATCGGGTAATAACAGAGTCTAACTCGTGGAAATTTAGGTTCTGCATCTCGTCAACAATAACGATTGCATTCGATATAGTTATACCACGAATAAACGAGGTGGATGTAAATTCTACAAACTGCTGATTAACTAGCTTTTCCCAAGCATTGCCATCGGCAAATAATTCAGTCATAATACCTTTATATGGTCCTGCATAAGCATCAAGCTTTTCGTCTTCGTTGCCAGGCAAAAACCCTATATCACGTGTAGGTACTACTGAACGAATAATAACTACTTTATCGTATGGTGTATCTTTGTTTAGTACATCTTCTAGAGCAAGATACAAAGCCAGGAAAGTCTTTCCAGATCCAGCTGAACCTGATAAGCAAAGGTTATATCCATCCTCATATGACTTAAATACCTTTTCTTGATTTTTTGTTATTGGCTCTAATTCTCGGAGATTCTCTAGCTTAAGTTTTAAGGTCTTACCTTTCATGTTACTTGACATTGATTGAGTTACCCGCTCCTGAACCTGCCTTAATTTTATTTAAGGTGTCTTTCCATCCATCATCAGTCTTTGATAGTATACCGCCAACCTGATATGATATAAGTGGAGCACCGATTTTTTGTGTTACTGATAGGTTACCGCAGCTTTCGCATGGCACTGATTCTGGATCGTTTCTTTCTGCAATCTTTTTAATAGCAGTAAACACAGTTCCGCAATCTTTACAATGATAATCGTATGTAGGCATTATATATCCCAGGGTATTTTTTCATTAACTGCCTGTGAAGCAGCCTGTATGTAGTCTCTATCTTCTTCGCTTAGGATACTCCAGAACTTAGAGATAGAAGCAATAAGCTCTAAAGTGTCGCTTTGATTATTTATATGATCGTTATTTTCTAACATTTTTTGCAATAAATCTAGGCGTTCCCCAATTCTAACATTAATACTCATTACATTTCTATTCTTTTAAACCAGGGTGGTGTTTCTCTTTTAGTCCACTTCATAGCGAACTGCGTTTGTTTAGTGTGGTAGTACTTACGATATGAACCAACCACATCATTATTATCTATGCACTCGGGATAAGCTAGCATAGCTAATCTAAAAGGGGTTAAATTGCCATGGGGGATATTTTGTGGAACAAAGGCCAGTGCGTCTGCTAGGACTTCTTCTGTTTTGTGGGTTTTACCATATCTGTATCGATATTCGTCGCACAGTGCTATAAAATGCTTATAGTGCCATTGGTAATTAGATACGCTTTCACGTGTCCATATAGTGCATGGATGATTTACGTGAACGGCTTTATAGAGGTGGGATTCCCTAAAGTCATCAAGTAACCAATACTTGACATTAGTCTTGCCAGACTTTGAGGGACGAGAAGTTAACTGCCCATCTAGAAATCTATGGGCAGTTGAGAGCATCTGAGCAGACTCAATAATCATTTTAACTACGTGCTTATCACA